GGTTTCGCCACCGTCTTGGCGTCCGTGGTCTGGATCTGCATGCGGGCGCGAAACCGCTGGCCGACGTAGCTACCGGGCGCGAAATTCTGCCACGGGCCATAGGTGCCGGTGCCCGGGTCAATCGAGATCTGCGGATAGACGTCGACGTTGCCGGCCGAGGCGGCGCCGAGCAGATCGGTCTGCGTCAGGAAGTTAGCGACGCCCAGCAGGTTCTGCCCCTCGGGATAGCCGGCCGAGGTCCAGTTGATCAGCACATTGCAGGCACAGGCGCGGCCGACGTTGATCTCGTGCGATGTTGGGATCTCGTAGGTGCCACCCACCTCGCCGCTACCGCTGTCGCTGCTGACGACGATGCCGCCGCTGACGACGCAGCCGCCAGTGAGCGTGCCGGTCCAGCCGGTGGCCAGCTCGTTCCAGGTATTCATGATGTTGGAGACGATGGCCGAGCCCTGGATCGAGATACTCACCGGCGTGGAGTAAACCACCAGCCCGGGCGACGGCGTGACGACGGACGCCACCCAGTAGGTGTCGTCGCCGTAGACCAGCCATGGCGCCGCCGCGACAGTGCCGAGCACCTGGCCGGATGCCCAGCTGGCACCCTTGCGGATCTCGTAATCCGGGCCGCGCCAGTCGGTCACCTGGTCCCAGGTGAGATAGGTGTATTGAGCGACATAGCTGGTGGTGAGGTTGCTCGGCGCTGCCAGCGTTTCCGCCAGGGCGACGCCGGTGATGGTGTAGGCGGTGGCCGATACCTCATCGATCGTCACGCCGCCGCCGCCGAAATCGTTGAACGGCACCGCCTTGAAATACAGCGTCTGGCCGATGCGATCGACGGTGAGCGGATAGCGGAAATAGCTGCCAGCGCTGAGCCGCACCAGCGGCGTGCCGGAGCCGGATGCCTGCGGGCTGCTGTCGTACAGGCCGCGCACCAGATAGCTCAGCGTGTAGGCCGAGCCGGAGACCAAAGTGGCCGTCTGATAAGCCAGATATTCGCCAGCCAGATAGCAAACCGTGTTGCCCAGCAGCGCATCCTGCTGGGTGCCGCTGGCGAGCTGGGCGCCGCTCTCGGCCATGTTCACGCCGATGGTGTTGACCTGGTCAATCGTCGGGCCGGTCGTGGCCACGGCCACCGACGCCAGTGCCGCGGTGGTCAGCCCGATGCGCGAGGCGCCCTCGAAGGTGCCGGCGAGCGCGTAGGTGTCCCCATCGGTCGAGACGTAGATGTCGGCGCCGCCGAAATTCGCGGTGCCGGCCACGGCGAGCCAGATCTCAGTGCCGCCGGCCAACGCGTAGGTCGGCTCCCAGATCACCGGCGTGGTGACGCCAGAGGGTGCCGCGTTGAGGTTGAGGCCGGTGCCGAGGGCCGGCTGTGCCGCGTAAACAGGCGCGTTGCCGGTGCCGAACAGCGCGTCTTCCAGCTGCATCGTCAGCGTGTAGTCGTTGTTCTCCTGGATCTCCTTGATGCGCACCCAGGCGACATCGATGCCCTGCGCCAGATCGGTGATGGCGATGATATCCATCGGATCGAGCAGGATATATTCCGGCCCTACGGTGATCGCGTAGGTGTTGCACACCGCCTCACGGCCCAGCATAAGCTGCGCGCTGAGCAGGGCGACCCAGCCATTCGTGAAGAAATGCAGCGTCTTGGTGTCGGCCTTGCGCAGCCCGTAGATATTGGCGCTGGCGTCGTCGGTGGCGCTGACCGTGTTCGGGTTGTAGGCGTTAGTGCTGTCGAGGAATTCAATCCAGATCTGGTTGTTCTGATCGCTCGGCCGCAGCCTGGTGCACTGCACCGGATCATCCGATGAGAAGCTGGAGCTACTGTTGTTGTTGGTGCCCTGCGGCTTCTTGAAGTCGATGTCGGACAGCGAATAGAGCGGCGCGCTGGGCGCTATCCAGGTGCGCCCGTTGGCCGCGATGTTCACGTCGCCATAGGGCACCACAGTCAGCTGGCCGTTCGACCACACGCATTCACTGTTGGTCGCGATCATCAGGTCATTGAGCAGGCCGCGCGCTTCCGCCTGGGTGGTGAGCACCGGGCTGACCACCAGGCCGTTGGCGACGCAGTAATCCGAATAGCCGGTGAGCGCGCCGACGAATTCTGGCGGGAAACCCACGCCGTAATAGGGGTTGGTCAGATAATCGATCACGACGGCCGCCGGGTCGGCGTCGGGAATGCCGGGGATGGCGTAGGCGATGGCGAATGTCACCAGAAATGTCAGGTTCGGCAAATTCGGCGAACTGCCAAGCGGGATCGAGGCGCCCACCGCGGTCGCCAGGCCGCGATAGGCCAGCGCCTCGTCGGGGTGCACCGAGGTCATGTAGCTCCAGGGCTCAGCACCGTAGTCGCCACCCATGCCTGCGAGCGACATGTTCGCCAGGCTCTCCTGGGTGGAGTTGTTCCAGATCGGGCCATACTGCCAGACCGGCCCCTCGCACAGCCCGATGATCACCGACGTGGTGTAGGTGGTGCTGCCGCCTCCCTTGCCGCCGCCGCCCTTGCCACCACCGCCGCCGGAGCCGCCCTGCGAGGCGAAGTCGCCAGTCCAGATCAAATTGCCCGAGATGCGATTGCAGCCCCAGCCGATCTGGATCGGTATCCCCGCGATCGACGACTGGATGCGCAGCGCATTGGCCGGTGGCGTGCTTTTGCTGCTGCTACCGAACATCGCTCAAGCCCACAGCGACAGGAATTTACGCGGTCGATCCGCCCATTCGCCGACGTGGCCGAGATCCTCGTGTACCACGTTGCTGCGCCATTTGGCGTGGATGATCCGAGGCCAAGACGGATCGACGATGATGGCGCCGTGCGAGAACGCCCTGCCGAACTTGTAGAGCACCACGTCACCGGGCAGCGCCTGCGCCTCATCAATCTCATGGGCGTGTTGCAACACGGTGGACAGATAGCGCTCGGCCGAGCGGTGCATATGCCAGTCGCGCGGATAGAACGGCACTTCAACCGGCGGGATCACGCCGGCGCGGGCATAGACCTCGGCGAGCAGCGTGGCGCAATCCACGCCGCCCTTGTCGATGATCTTGCCGTCCGCCCAGGTCGCCTTGATCGTGCCCATATGGTGATAGGCGGTGCCGATCCAACTCCGCGCCTCGGCCACCACGGCGGCGCGCTGCTCGGCGCTCATGTCGATGTCTCCGGCGGCGGGATGTAGGGCATGCCGCCGAAGTTGGCGGTGTTGCCGAAGCTGCCGCAGGTGCTGAGCTGCTTGTCGCAGCCGGCGAACACGTTGAACTGGTCGCCAGGCTGTGGCGTGAACGGCAGCGGGCTCAGCAGCGTGAAGCTGCCGGTGCTGCCGGTGCTGCCGCCGGCGCCGCCCCACCAGGCGCGAATGGAACGGCCGAAGCCGGCGTTCTTGCCGGATGTGAAAACCATGCTGCCGAGCGCATAGGTGCCGCTGCCGCCCGGTGCCGCCACCGTGGAAAGCACCGCCGTGGCCGTGCTGCCGGCGGCGACCACGCCGGTCTGCTGGTAGCTGGCCGCCGCCAGTTGGCAGCCCTGATCGAACAGCAGATGCCGGCAGCCTGCGCCATACAGGTTGCGCGGCATCTGGGTGTCGAGCAGTTCCAGATGCGAGTTGATGGTGATGCCGATGGCCGAGCGGCCGATGTCCAGCGTTGCCACGCGGCCGGTGAAGATGTTGACCACGCCGATCGGCGTCACCACCGGGTTGCGCGGGAAGTTCGGCCACGTCGGCAGGAAAGCGCGATCGACCTGCACCACGGCGCCATCGAGCGCGCCGCCGCGGGCCGCTGCCAGCCAAGGCACGTCGCCGATCTTGTCGGGATAGGCGGCGCCGGAGATCGGATCGACCGACCGGGGCGCGATCAGGCACTGCCAGGTGTCGGTGTCGAGGCCGACCTTCCAATGCGCCAGCGCGCGCTGGTCTGGCTTGTCGAACAGCGGGCCGCCGTGGATCCAGACCAGGCCAGAATAGCCCATGTCGGTATCGGCCGTGGTGTAGCGCAGCGGCGTGCCGCCGGCGGTGAGGGTGAAGGTGTAGAGGTCGGCGCTGACGAATTGCCGCGTCGCCAGCAGCGCCACCAGGGCGCCGGGCGTTGCTTCGTATTTTGCGGTTTTCATAGCTTCACCGTGGTGAAAATGCAGGATTTCAGCGACCAGATGCCGGCGTAATCCAGTGAGAACTTCATTTCGTCGGCATCGAAACGGCACAACCAGTTGAAGCTGCCGCTCCACAGCAGCGCAGTGCCGGCGGCCGGGGCGGTGGTGAACACGATCGATCCGGTGGTGCCGACGCTGTAGTCGGTGACCGTGCGGGCGCTGCCGGTGGTCGGGATGTAGCTGGTGCCGAGCGGGCCGGTTTCGACCTGCGGCGCATAGAGATACAGGCCCGAAACGCCGTCGCCGGCGACGCTGGCGAAAATGTCGGTGGGCGTGGCACCCGCGCGCCAATCCACCGCCACCGTGCCGGGCGTCGCGGTCGTGGCCCAGGTCGCCGTGCAGCGATACCAGCCACCCGTGCCGGCGGTGATCGTGGCTGTGACGCCCGTGCCCACGATAGACACTGTGCCGAGCACCACATCAAACACCGCGCCAGCGTAGGCACCGACATCTCCCGGCGAGGTCAGGGCGACCAAATATCGCTTTGATCCGACAGAGAGTGCCTTCGCCCACATCGTCTGCGTATAGGTGGTGAGCCCACCCAGTGAGAGCGCGACGGCCGCCGATACGCCGCCGCCGCCGGATGTCTCCACCAGGCTATGGCAGGTCGCGGAGCCATTGGGGGCCGTGACAGTGGCGGATGCCAGCGTGCCCGAAATACCCCAGCCAGAGGCGAAGTTGGAATACGGCACCAGGTTCGTGCGGCCACCGGCCGACAGCGCCGTCTCGCCCTGCCAGTCGCTGGTGAACACGTTGGTGGAAACCGGCGCATAGACCGGCTCGACGAAGCCGCCGAGCGCGCGCACGAGCTGGAAGCTGGCGGTGGCGCCGTCGCCGACGCCGAAGGGCTGCTGGCTGGCGACGCTGTCGGCGGGGTCGTTGTAAGCGAACACCTGGGCGCCGGCGCCGACCTGGTTGAACAGGCCCACCACGGACTGCCATTCCTGCAAGGCCGCGCTCGATCGCAGCACGTCGAAGCTCAGCTCGTAGCGCCACTGCGGCGAGGTCCAGAGCTGCAGCGCCGTCTCCTGGCCGCTGATGCTCTTCTGGCGGACAGTCTGCCAGATCGGCGTGCGCGGGCGAGGATAGAGCAGCGTGGTGAGCGCTGGGAAAACCGGAACACTCATGACGTGGGCCTGGTGCTCGGGCTGGTCTGCCAGTGCTGCTGCAGGCTACGGGCGATCTGCGGCATGTTGGCGCGCAGCAACGCCATCACGCTGGCGCCGTCCACGGCTGAAATGTTGAAGTTTGCTATACCGCCGCCGCCACCGCTGCTGCCGCCCCCACCGCCGGCGCGGATCTGCGCGGCCTGCTGGGCCGGCACGATCATCTCGCCGGCGTGCACCTGGGCGATCATGTCGTTCGGCAGGTTCCACGCACCCACGGCGAAGCTCGGCAAAGCGGCGGCGCTGAACGACAGCGCGCCGGCATAGGCGGAGGCGGCGGCAGCGGGCGCAAGGGCCGGCCCGACATAGGGGATCATCGCCGTGGCGGCGTAAGCGCCGGCGCCGGCGGCGGCGGCATCGGCCTTGATCGTGGCCATCGCGCCGAGTGATCCGGTGGTGGCCGCGGTGGTCGCGGCGGTGGCGTCGCTGGTGGTGCGGATGGCGTTCTGCGCGGCGGTCGCTGTCGTCTTGCCGGTTTCCAGGCCGAGCCAGGAGGCCAGATACTTGGCGATCACCGTGCCGGTGGCGTCGCCGTTTTCCAGCTGGTCCCGCGCGGCGATGCCGGCCTTGGTGGTCGCGGTCTGGAACAACTCCTTTGCCGCCCAGCGGGCCAGCGCCTGTGTGGTGAGCTGCACGACGGATTGCAGCACGGTCTGCGTCGCCTGCTGTTCCGCTTTCTGCCAGGTGGTGGTGCCCATGATCAGCCCGGTGGCCATCCGCTGGCCTTCGCTGCCGATCCGGGTGAAGGCGTTGACATAATCGGCGGTGGCGCGGTCTGAGATCCGCTTTTCGTTGTCGGCGATCTGGGTGTCGATGCCGGCCAGACGGGTCTGGAAGGTCTGATACAGCATCTCCCGTTGCTGCATCGCCTTCTTAAATTCGTCGGTGCCCTTGGTCAGCGTGGCGATGAAGGTGTCGAGGTGGTTCAGCTCCAGCGTCTGCTCATCACTGACGGCCTGGCGCGAGGCCTCCAACTCATCGGTCTTGGTCAGCTTGCTCTGCGCCACCTCGGTTTGCATCTGGGCGATGCGCTCGCTGAGCCCCTTCTGGCCCACCGCGTTCTCACGGTCGATCCGCTCCAGCTCCATCGCCTCCAGCTTGGCGGCATGCTCGCGGGCGTAGGTTTCCTCGGCCTTCAGTTCATCCTGGAAGGCTTTGGATTTCTCGCCATAAGCGGCGCGCAGCAGCGCCAGCTTCTGCTGCTCGATGGCTTGCCACTTGGTGAAATCATCGCGGTTGGCGGCCTGCTGGGCGGATAGCGCCGAGACTTCTTCCTCCACCGTCTTCTTGGTGGTGGTGACCGAGGCGCGGGATGCTGCGTCGTGGATGCGCAGCGCTTCTTCGGCCTGCTGCTGCTGCGCCCGGGTCAGCAGTTGTTCGGCCTGCGCACGCTGCTGCACGGACAATTCGGTGCCGGTGAGCACCTTGCTCCAGTAATCCACCTCGTTGGCCAGCTTGGCCTGGGTGGCGGCCTGGACGGTGGCGGAGCTGCGGATGATCGCCACGTTCTGTGTGGCCAGGGC